CCTGAAACAGACTACGACAACAATCTGAGAACCACAGCAGGAATGAACATATTTAGAAACAGAGGCAGTCAAACATTTGGCGGTAAACTGTTTGAATTTATAGCGGCACAGGGACAACCTGGCACAGGCGGTGGCGACAAAACTTACATAGAACAAGCAGAAGGTTATATAGCACACAAATGGGGGTTGACGGCTAGTTTACCTGTTAGTCACCCATATAAGAGCTCAGCACCATAAGGATAAATATTACAAATAGGAAAAAGATATGGCAAATAGAATACCACTTATAGTTGATAGAGACGATCAAAACAAACTAAAAGAATTACCAATAGGTGATAACTTAGACCTAACTGGTTCAGGTATTGTTGGTGCTGGTAACATAACAGCAACAGGCCTTACTATTGGCGGTATTAGTTATAATCCATTTAGCGGTAGTTGGAATGATCTAGCAGACAAACCAACTGTAGCCGCAACAACAGCTGACTTACCAGAAGGCAGTAGTAATTTATATTTTACAAATGAAAGAGTTGATGACAGAGTAAATGCTATCCTTAGAGAAGGTACTGGTATTGATATTGTATATGATGATTTAAACGGAACAATAACTATCACAAACACAGGCGGCGGCAGTGGCGGTGGTGGTGGAGGTGGTCTTGTAACTGATCTTACAGGATTGGCCACTAGCAATATCTTAAAGTGGAATGCTAACGCTGGACAAGGTAACACTGGTGCTTGGGTCAATAGTTTTATAAACTACAGTGAAGTAGTTGGAACACCTAGTTTAGCCGCAGTTGCTACAAGTGGTAGTTACAATAATTTGTTCGACAAACCAGATCTAGTAGTTGACATAAGTGACTTATCAGATGTAGATACACAAGGTACTCCGCCGAGTCCAGGACAGGTATTAAAGTGGAATGGTTTAAATTGGGCACCTGCTAATGATGCAACTTCAGGTGGCGGTGGATTGAATGCAGATACACTTGATGGCTTTGATAGTCCATACTTCTTAGACTATAATAATCTTACAAATAGGCCTACACTATTTGATAGCCAATTTAGTTCATTAGTAGGAACACCAACAACACTAGCAGGTTATGGAATTACAGATGCGATTAGCACAAATTCTAGTTACACACAAAATGGTAGCATTGTAATTAATAGTGATGTTGGACTTACTGTTGGTTCAGCAAATAATATTAAAATTAGAGTAGACAATGCAACTATAATAGAAAATACAGTAAACGAACAAGATTTAGATATCAATATTAAACCTATAACAGGTGTTGAAACAGCAATTAAAATTGATACAGGAACTAAACGTGTAGGTATATTTACAACTACACCGTCACACAAATTAACAGTGGCTGGAGATGTTAGTGCTACTTCATTTGTAGGAAGTGGTGCAAATTTAACAGGTTTAACTTTAAGCCAAGTGTTAGCAGGAGGATCAGAAGTAAGTGATAGTGTAAGTTTTGGTAACGTAACGCCTTTTGCTACAGGAACATATAACTTAGGTGCAAGTAACAATGTATATTCTAATGCCTATGCAACTAACTTTCACGGAGGTGGTGCAAACATTACGGGTGTACAATACTCAAACGTAACAGGCACACCAACACTAGCTACAGTTGCAACCACAGGTGCTTACAGTGACCTTACAGGCGCACCTACTAATATTAGTACATTTACAAACGATAGTGGTTACTTACAAAACTTATCAACAACAAGTATTACAACTCTACAAGATGTTAGTATAAACAGTCCACAAGAAGGACAAACTATAAAATATGTTGGCGGTATCTGGACAAACGCTACAGGCGGAGATAGTGTAGGAAACTTTACATTTAGTTCAAGCACTATAGATACTGACGATAGTTCACAAATAGTAATGACGCCAGGTGTTAGAATGAGCAGTGATCTTGCAGTAGACGGCAACATAACTGCACAAAGAGTAACAGCTGATAGTTTTGAAAGTTCAGGAATTGGTGTTCCATCAATAGACAGTAATAGTTCAATTGAACTTAGAGCTACTGATCAAGTTAAAATTACACAAAGTCCTCTAAGACTTGCAAGTTATACTACAGCAGAACGAGATAACCTTACACCAGGCAATGCAGATATGATCTATAACACTACAACTAACAAGTTCCAAGGTTATGCTAACGGTGCTTGGGTTGACTTACACTAGGAGTAAGTATGAGTGAAAAAGAATATATTGTAACACTTAATAAAGGTGTTGATTACGCACAATTCAATCAAGAAATGATTTCATCAACTGGTGCTGGAGAAATTCCTAATAGAACTGTTGATGTAGCAAATGCTAGAGAAAAATCTACAAGAAATACCCACTATGCTTTAACTGATGCTGAAGCACAAGCACTAAGAAAAGATTCTAGAGTAACAGATGTACAGCTACGTCCAGATATGAGAGATGATATCGAAATAGGATTGACAGCAACACAGGTTAGAGACTTTACTAAATCAACAGCAGAAAGTGGCAACAGAACTGATTGGGGCAAAATCAGGCATTCATATGTTGAAAATGTTTATGGTACTGGATCAAGTTACAATAATTATGCAAGACCATATTCGATGGACGGAACTGGTGTTGATATAGTTATTCAAGACAGCGGACTACAAGTTGACCATCCAGAGTTTAATGATGCTAATGGCAATAGTAGAGTACAACTAATAGACTGGTTTAGTGCATCAGGAATTACAGGTTCACAAAGTTATAACCATTATAGAGATAGAGACGGACATGGAACACACTGTGGAGGCACAGCAACAGGATTACATTTTGGTTGGGCTTCAAATGCAAGAGTATACAGCGTCAAGGTAGGTGGTTTAGAAGGAAGCGGTGATTCAGGAACCGGTATAAACATTAATAGTGTTTTTGATGTAATAAAAGGTTGGCATCAAAATAAACCAGTTGATCCAAACACTGGTTTCAAAAGACCTACCATAGTAAATGCAAGTTGGGGATATAGCACAAGCATCGGTTCAGGAATAACAAGTATATTATATAGAGGTACGACATATAGCTCAGGAAATGATTCAAGTTTTAATAGTACACCTAATTCTCATATGAGAGATACCTACGGATTCTATCCGTATTATAGAAGCGGAAATTATAGATATCCTGTTAGAGTTCCAAGTGTAGATGCTGATGTACAAGACTGCGTAGACGCAGGTGTGCATGTATGTATTGCGGCTGGTAATAATTATTTTAAAATTGCAAATAGCACTGATCCTGATTATAACAATGTAGTTTTTTATCCAGGTGCTAGTGAGTATTACCATAGAGGAAGTTCTCCTTTTGATGAAGGAGCTCTTATAGTTGGAAATATGAATTCAAGTCCTCTTAATGCAACCACTGAAAGAAAAGTTGCTTCAAGCTCAACAGGTCCAGGTGTAAACATATTTGCCGCAGGTACAGATATTTTAAGTTGTTTTAGTACAACAAACTCTTACAATGATTCTGCTTATTGGGGTAACAGCTCATTTAGGCAAGGAACTATAGGAGGTACATCTATGGCATCTCCACAAGTTTGCGGCGTTGGTGCTTTGTACTTACAAGCTGATCCTAGTTTGACTCCTGCACAATTACAAGACAAGTTACAAAAAGATGCTTTAGCAGTTTTAAAAGACGAATCAAATAATGCAAATTACGGAGATACATCAGATATTTGTGGTGGATATAATAGAATGTTATATAACAGATATAATAATGCTGTTCCTTTTTCAAGCAATATTACAGGACTTAAAAAGCGATAAATATATTTAGGAGACATAGATGGCTATACAAACTATTAATATTGGTACTATTGCAAACGACGGAACAGGTGATGATCTTCGTGAAGCGTTTGTAAAAGTAAACAACAACTTCACAGAACTTTCAAATAGAAACCCTGAAGCAACCACAGGTGCTAATTTAGGAAGTGGTGGTGAAGGTATATTTGCACAACTATCTGGTCCAGAATTACAGTTTAAAAAGTTAATAGGCGGAACAGCAGTTACACTTGCCGCAGATGCAAACTCTATAACTATTAACAGCACAGCAACAGGACTTCCTAGTTTACAAGTATTTGCAGATAACAATAATATTACGCTAGATGCAAATGGTAATGCTTTAACAATAGCTGGTGGCGGTACAACTACAACTAACTTAAACGGCACAACGCTTACTGTAAGTAGTGTAACTTCTGTGCAAACTGACAATGATCCTAAATTAACTGCGACACTTAACGCTCAGACAAATAATATTATCAATGTAGGAAATATGACTGGTAATGTACATGGACTAGATATTCGTACATTTGATGGATTACAAAAGTATTTAAAACTTGAAATGGGCGATGCTACTCCTACTAGTTTTTCCAGCACACTAGAATACCTAGCCCATAATTTAGTCATTGATTTTGACGATGGAAACGGTAACTTTACTGGATCTACATTACCTGACGCAGATATGGGAACTCTTGCAATAGCATAAATATGTATATAGGAGTTATACATGGCGCATTTATGGACCGTTAACACAGGGCATAATCTAGGAACATACCAAGAAAGTATTACACAAACTATTGCTTTGCCCGTTGTTACTGGAACAACAATAAAACTTATCAGCGGAAAATTACCAGGAGGACTACGTATTGAAAACGATAGTTTGATAGGAACTCCTTTTGAAGTTAAAAGATTAAGAACATTTACTTTTGTACTTAGAGCAGTAAAAGACCAAATTCAAGAAGATGTAACTTTAAGTATGAAGATAGAGGGTGCTGATCAGCCAACTTGGGTCACATCAGAAGGTCCTTTACCTTTAGGTCCTAACAATAGATTTTATATACTTGATAGTAGTCCAGTAGATTTCCAATTACAAGTAATTGATCCTGACTTACCTGCAGGTGATTCCATAGAATATTTCATGGGAGATAATGATGGAGAATTACCTCCTGGCATTGAACTAGGACGAACTACAGGAAAACTTACAGGAGTAGTTGAGCCAATACTTGCATTAGAAAAAAGATCAGATTCTGGATTTTTTGATACTAATGTTTATGGTACATTTCCTTTTGACTTTGGAGTTAAAAGTGCAAACGGTTTTGAAAGTTATTATTATGATACTACATTTTATGATTATGCAGTGCCAACACGAAGTCCTAAAAAATTAAACCGCTACTATGAATTTACTGTAAATGCTAGTGACGGAATTACTATTGCAAGAAGAAAATTCCAAATTTATCTTGTAGGAGATGATTTCCTAAGAACAGACAATACAATAATGCAAATTGGAACTGGATTGTTTACAGCAGACAATACTTACTTAAGAGCTCCAGTATGGTTAACACCTAGTGATCTAGGATATCGACGTGCAAATAATTATGTAACTTTATTCCTTGATGTATATGATCCTACAAGTAACCAAGGTATAATTAGTTTTACAGTTAAAGATTCAAATGCAGATGGATCTCCAAGTGCATTACCGCCTGGTATGAAAATTGATAGTACAACTGGAGAAATTGCAGGACGTATTCCTTATCAGCCAGCAGTAACTACTGAGTATAAATTTACCATTGAAGCATTAAGACAGTTAGGATCAAAAGATACAACAACTACTGAACCATTCGCAAACAATATAGGTGTAGGACAAACATGGAGTGGAGATGATAATATAGCTTTCACTGATTTTGCAGATACACTGTTTAATGGGTTAGGAGCAAACGGATGGATAGTCTTTAATGAAGTTCCGGTTACAGAAGCAGATTCAGGAGACAACAAAGCATATAGATCTATAGAGATTATTGACAAAACTGTATGGACCATAGAAAATGGTAGAGTTACATCTACTTCAAATGACAAAGCAGTTACAAAAATTGAAAGAGGAAGTGTAGATTATTTACGCGGTTCATTTTCGGGTACTATTGCAGATATAGGTTTTAAAACTTATGATGCTTTTGGTGCTACAGTTGCAAATAAAGTTGTAACTATGAGTTTTTATAGTTTTGAAAAAAGAACTACATCATCAGTAAATCCTACGGTTGCTAAAGACAAAGAATTTACAGTTAAACTTTTAGGAGAAATTGAGAGTGCTATTACTTGGAACACAGCATCAACACTTGGAAACCTTAGAGCAAATTTTGTTAGTACATTGAACGTTAGTGCTACTAGTAATGTACCCAATGCTGTTGTCTTATATACATTAGATTCAGGAAGATTGCCTCCTGGACTTACACTTGCTATCGATGGACAATTACAAGGAAAGGTTAATCAATTTGGCGAACCAAATAAGCCTGGACTTACAACAATTGATAAATCAACTACTGAAACAACATTTGATGGTGCAACTACAACTATTGATAGAAGTTATACATTTACCGTCAAAGCACAAGATCAATTCCAATTTAGTGCTACAACTAGACAATTTACAATTACTACAACAGATCCAGATGATAAACTTTACAGTAGTATATCTATGGTTCCTATGCTAAAACAAACACAAAGAAATGCGTTTAGAAACTTTATATCTGATCCTACAATATTTAATCCAGGTAGTATATATAGACCAAATGATGAATCATTTGGATTGCAACCACAAATTAAAATGCTTGCCTACGCAGGAATTGAAACTAAGTCTATAAGAGAATTTGTTTCAGCAGTCGCCAAAAACCATAAAAGGAAAAAATATAAATTAGGTGAAGTTAAAAAAGCAATAGCAAAAAATCCTGGAAGTAATGATACAGTTTATGAAGTAATCTATGTTGATGTTATTGATCCAGCAGAACCAGAAGTTGGTAAAGGTAAAACTGCATTAGATTTTACTACAGCAACACAGAAAAATATAACTACAGATCAAATTCAATATTCTGTTACAGATGACAATACAGGTTTAGGAACTGGACAAGGATTTTTTGAATTAGGACTTAGAGGTGGAGGCGGTAACAGCCCGGCATCCTCAGGATCACTTGCAATTTTTACAAGATTAGGTCCTATAAGTTTTAACCCAGGAGGCAGTATTACTGTTGAGTTACAAGACGGAACAATAGTAAGCAGTCAAAGTATAGACAGTAGTATAAGCTCTGATCCATTTAGACTACGCCCTTTAACAAATACTATTAAAATTGATAGTGATGCTATAAAAATAAGTGACAGCAAAGATCAAAGAAAGTACATTAGTAATATTACTAATATGAGAGATAGAATTAGAGCTGTAGGTAGTAATCTTAGAGAGTTTTATCCGTTATGGATGCGTACTGCACAAATAATAGGACAAGCTGAATTAGGCTTTACTTTAGCTGTACCATTATGTTACTGTAAACCGGGTGAAGCAGATAATATTATACTTAATATTAATAATAGTAATTTCAATTTTAAACAATTAGATATTGAAATTGAAAGATATAATATTGATAGTACAGATGGTAACAGTAATGAGCAGTATGTGCCGTTCGCAAATTACCAGTTCAATGTATAATGCTGATAAATAATAGCAACGAGAGGATAAATTATGGCAAGTAATATCAACGATACAGGGGTCAATTCAAACTACCCAGTCGCAGGACAAGACAACGATTCACAGGGATTTAGAGATAATTTCACAGTGATCAGTTCAAATTTTGTTGCGGCAAAAGCTGAAATTGAAGCACTACAAACAAATAGTGCAGTAAAGAACGCAGATAACAATTTTTTAGGAAACAGTATTATAAATGCTGATTTTAAAAATACAACTGAAACTGCTTATGTAGCTGGATCAACTGTTAATACTAGCCAAAACGTAAACCTCGACAATGGTGCATATCAAGAGTTCACTGTAGGTGCTGATATTACACTTACACTTGCTAACTGGTCTAGCACTACAGCAAAGACAGGCAAGGTAAGAATACATGTCAAAAGTGATCAAGCCGCAGGAAGTGCAACAAATAGAACTATAACATTTGCTAGTAATGCAGGTGGTGGAACTCTTAAAAGAAATACAAACTGGCCAACAAACGATAATACAGCAGTTATTGGAGCACCAGGAGTAGGTGAAGAATCAAAATACTATGCTTTTGAATTTGTAAGTTATGATAGTGGTGCAACTGTTTGGGCTGAATACTTAGGAATCTATCAGTAAAATGCATCACCCGTTTCAAGAAGATACTTCTGAAATGACAGTAGCCCAATTATATGACAAAGTTGCAGATTTAACTAAGAAGTATTTTAGCACAAATAATCCTCAATTAAAAGAGCAAATTAGTACCTTTATAGATTACTACAAGCAAGAAGCTCTTATAAAAGAAGCAAAAGAAAAACTAGAGCAGGAAAAAAATCAGCAAAACGGTGATTTAGATCTTGACAAATTGATTAATATCAGTTAAAATACAAGTATGCTAATGAAAACAGACAAGCTAGGAATCCCGAGATTTACGAATCGTGATCTTGTTGATATGATCTACAGTGGTAATATTGACAAATGTCACGTAGTTCTCTGTGATGCTAGTGATGATATAGATAAGTTCAACAGTGCAATGGAAGAGCAAGGTATGAATCCATTGCAAAAATATATTCCATTAGACGTAGATGAAAAAACTTTTGACGGTGTATGTCAAAGCGAATGGTTTATGCCAGAAAACTACAAAAAATTAAACATTGAACATCATGTATTAGGTAAACTAATTACTGATGGATACCAAGCACAAGGTCCTGAGTATAGGAGAGCATTTGAGGAACTTGAACAATTTAAAAAGCGTGGCATGATCAATTTGCTACGTTATATGATTTACCTAGTTGACTTTATGCGTGAAAATAATATTGTATGGGGTGTAGGTAGAGGTAGTAGTGTAGCCAGTTATGTGCTATATTTAATCGGTGTACATAAGATAGATTCAATCCAGTTTGGCTTGGATTGGCAAGAGTTCTTGAGATAAGTACATATATAACAAGGAGACTAAAATGGCAGTAAAGCAAACAGGTCGTAAGCAATACAGAACAATGCAGGGTAAAGCAATTGATATGGATTTGCTAAGACAACGTAATGAACTTACACCAGCAGTGGGTAATGTTCGTGTAAATGCTAGAGGCGATGAACTTGGTCCAGGTGGAAAAATTATAAAGAAACGTGAAGAAGTATTACGTGACTATTATGAAGATAATGTTCCTCCTACTGAGTTTGAAGCATCTGAAAAAGAGCTTGTAGTAGAAGAGCCGACTGTGGAAGAAACACAAGTTGAAGAACCTAAGCCACGTTCTACTAAAGCAAAAGCAGGCCAAACAAAAGCTGAAGCAAAAGAAGAAGCTGATGATTGGGTTGAAGACGAAGACGGCAACTTTGTAAAAAGAGGTGAATAATGAGTTTTGATTATGAAGCAATGGCGGCAGGCAAGAAAGGTGTGCAAGGCACAATTACTGCTGATTCAATCCGCCCAATCAAAAACAGAGTACTAGTTACCAACATGCACTTCGGTGAACAAACTACCAAAGGTGGAATTATTATCCGAAGTG